TGACTTGAAGAAAATGCGTAAGCGTATGCAAAAATATGTTTATCATGATTTTGATGTATTTGATTATATTTCAATTGACACGAAAGGCTTTTTATCATGGGACCCTAGCTTTGATATTGAAACTATCAGAGACCCTGAAAACTTCTGGGTTCTTTCAGTGGATATTGCAGAGGGTAATGGTGGTGATTATTCCGTTATTAATATGTTTCAAGTAGAACCAATGAATAAAGAAGAAATTATAAATTCACAGAATCCAGGTGCTATGTATGATTTCTTTAAACTTAAACAAGTTGGTATGTTCAGATCAAATGAACATGTTATAGAAGACTTCGCAAAAGTTTTATACACAATTTCTTGTGAATTGTTTTATAACGAGAATGTAAAAATGATAGTTGAGTATAATACATATGGATCTGTACTCTTTCAATATCTAAGATCTGTATTTCCACAGAAGAATGATTTTGATGATGAAATGGTAGTTAAGTTTAGGCATAGGCATGATTCTAAAACGCTTAAGGCTGGAATTAAAATAAAATCTGACAATAAAGCAATTTTTTGTCAGAATTTCGCCAAGCTGTATAAAATAAATAGGATAGATATAACAGATGAAACAACTATAAATGAAGCGAGTCTATTCGGAGGTTTACCAAGAGGAGGTTATGGAGCTCAAATGGGAAATGACGATACAGTCATGACTGTTATTACTTCTACTGAATTTTTTAACACAACCGACTATGCAGATATTATAGAAGAATTATTGGATTTCATAGATCCAGACTTACATACAGAAATGGAAAAAATATTATACAAAGATAGTGCAACAGATGGAGATCTACAATATGATATATATGATCTAATCTAAACAAATTTGGAAATAAGAGTAGATATATAATAAAAGTAAAAAAAATAAATAAGAACAACTATGGCATTAAGTCCTCAATTATTACAGTTCAAGAGCTCAGGCGTATATCGCTTAGAGTTTGACAAATCACAAACGGTAAACATCCCAGCTGAAACTATCAGATTGGTTGTTGGTAGATCTAAAAAAGGTCCATACAACACTCCGGTATTTATCGAAAACATCGAGCAATTTACTCAAGTTTTTGGTGGTATTGACAAATCTTTAGAAAAGAAAGGAATGTACTTCCACCGATCTTGTATCGAAACTCTTTCAAGAGGACCGATATTAGCTTTAAATCTAACTGCAGCAGATGCCGCAGATAGAGTGGCAATGGTATCTCCAGCTACAAATTCTTCGCAAGAAGGTTTAGCAGCTAAAACAGCATCAGTTCAATATAGTAGTATATTTGATACTGATAAATTTTGGGTTCCTTCTGATATTAAAACATTATCAGCAGCAGGAAACACCGCTGATGATTCAAACAATGCAATTACATTTGCAAACATTAAACAAGAACCTATTTCAGTTATTGTAAGACAAGCAGCTAACACTGATGGTTTTAACATGACAGCAAGAGAATGGTACGGTGAAGGTAATGTACCTGAAGGTATCGAAGATCTAGAATACGTGTCTGACTATATGGTAGACGTATTTGTATTCAAAGGATCTTATGATGCTACGATTTTAAACAATGACCCAACTTACGGAGGTTTCTTTAATGAAAAAGGTTTATTCAGAGATCAATTAGCTAAATTCACAGCATTAAGAGAAGTTAGTTTAATTGCACAATATTCTGGATCAGTTATTCCTGAATTCCAAGATCAAGAAGGTCGTCAATTATACATTGAGACTTTAATTAACTTAGAAGCTAGAAGAACAGGTTTATTCTGTGCAATTAATGAAGAAGCATTAGATACAATTGATTTTGTAGGAACTAACTTTGACATCTATCAAGATTATAAAGTTCTTTCTCATAGAGTTGAACAAGATGCAACTCCTGAAGCTATTGCATTCTCTAGAGTAATGGAAGTTACAGGTGATGAATTACTAATTAAAGCAGCTACAGTGAGTGATTTAACTCTTGCAGGTGTTTCAGATACAGGATTCTTAAAAGCATCTATTGATGGAGAATATACTCCAATTGAAAATATCAGTCAAGACGGTTCTGATGTTGTTATTAAAACAACAAAGGCAATTAACACTCCAACATATGAAAGCTTTGCGGCTGGAACTGCAGCATCTTTCCATGCTGGAGCAATAACAGTAGTTGACGGAGATATTTTTATTGCATGTCCAGAAGTTGGAGGAGATGTTGCAGGTAAACTACTTACTGCAGGTTCTTTAATAGCCGGATCTTTCTTAGAAGGTGCTAGCAGTGGAGAATATGTGGCAATTTCTACAGTAACAGAATTATTTAATAACGGATCTATTAATGTTGTAAAAATTACTGCTGCCGGTGGAGATTCATTTAGTGCACAGTATGCTACTGCATCAGCAGTTTCAATCACAGCATTTACTAGAGCGGCATCTGCAACTCTAGAATTTACTACAATAGAACCTAACTCTAGAGCGGTAATGTTACCAACACTAGCTAATAACTATTCATTTAGTGCAGTAGGAGCTGGTCAATTTAAATTATCTGCTACATTAGTAAATGATACATTTGATTGGTCTGACGTTTCAGTAGGAATGTACATCCCAGCAGATGGCGGTAAATTAGCAAGAATTAAAAGAATTATTAAAACTGTTTCAGATGGATCTAACATCTATACATTTGAATGTCACAGACCAGTTTCAGTAAGACCTGAATACGCTCTTAAAAGATATGAAGAAAGTACTACTACTTATACAATGTTCCCATTAGCGGCAGCAACACAGACAGATAAGTCTATTGCTGAATTATTAACTCAGTTAAAACCAGGTAATGGTTTATCAAACACGTTAGTTGATAAAGATGCAATAACATTCAGATATGTAGTTGATACATTTGGATCATTAGAAAATGGAGGTATTATTAACAAGGAAGAAATTACTCAACTTTGTAAAGAAAGACAAAATGCTTCTGCAATTCTTAACGCACCTATGGTGAAAGAATTTAAAGCAGCAACGAACCCTTCTTTTAAAGATGCAAACACTGGATCATTTGAAACTAGATTAGTAGCTTCAGGTGGTAATTTAGAACTTAATCCTACTGCAATCTACACATTGCCAAGTCTTAATGAAGGTGCAAACTTCGGTTTCTACTATTCACCAGGACTTAATGTATTAGAAAATGGTAGATCTAAGGTTATTCCACCAGCAGCATACGTATCTAACAACTATATCGATAAATATTTAGACGCATTACCATGGTCTATCATTGCAGGACCAAGAAGAGGTGTTGTAGGTGGTACAGGTGTACAAGGTCTAGAATTTGCATTCGATAAGAATGATAGAGATTATTTAGAGCCATTTGGTATTAACCCAATTGTATTCGAAAGAGGCGTTGGTTTGACTATTAAAGGTAATAAAACTGCACAGCAATCAATTCAATCAGCATTATCTTCTGCTCACGTAAGAGAAGCGATGATCTATATTGAAGACGGTTTAGCAGAAATCTTGAAAAACTATTTATTCGAGTTCAACAACGCGCAAACAAGATTAGAGATTAAAACTTTATCAGATTCATTTATGGAATCAGTAAAGAAAGACGGAGGTGTATATGATTATAGAAACGTTATGGACGGATCTAACAACACTAACGAAGTAATCGATAATAACATGGGTATTTTAGATACATTTGTTGAGCCAGTTAAAGGACTTGAAATCTTAGTATCGAGAGTAACTATCTTGAACACAGGAGAAATAGCAACTGGAAACTTTGCATAACAAAATAAGATATATAAAATAAACACATAAACATTATGGCTTTACCACATTATTCAGAAGATCAAACACAAAAGAAAGGTAAGAACTTCGAACCAGTACAGGCTAACCTATTTGAGGTAACTATTTTACCACCGGATGGCGTTACAGGACAAGAGTTGTTATTACAACATGTAAATACAATTTCAGGTCTTGCAGGTCTACACAAAGAGGTTTCTGCAATCGAACAAAAGTATAAATTTGCTACTAGATCATTTGCTGGTACAGTAGACAATACTTCAATCGATGTAACAGTTAACTTTTCGTTGAACTTAAACGATTCTAACCAAGCGTATTTATACAAAACATTACGCCAATGGTACAGAGCACAATATAATCCAGAAACTGGTGAAATGGGCTTGAAAAAGAATTACGTAGGAACTATTGTAATTGTACAATTTAACAGAGAAGGTGATATATTCAGAAAGGTAACACTTGATGATTGTTTCATTACTTCAGGTCTTGGATTTACAGATGCATTAGATTACAGTTCAGGAGATGTACAATCATTAGAGATCACTTGGAGATCTGATGTGTACGCTGAAGAAGTAAACTAAACACACACAACCCTAAATAAGAAGGTGCATATAGCATCTTCTTATTTTTTGCAAGATAAATATAATATATTATTAACATATCAAATTATTATGAATAACCACAAATTAACAAAAAAACTTCAAGTTCTTCTTACGGAAGATGAAGTAGGCTCTGTTAATCGTTGTATCTTAAACGACGCGATAGACACTGAGACTAGACCAGTTTCTGTTAGTTCATGGATCAGAGACTTAATAAAAAAAGAGTTAAGTTTAAAACTAAGTGAACAACAGTCATATATTAAAAATAAAGTAAAAAACCTTAAATAGTAAACAACATGAGCGACGAATTAAACAAAAAAGAAGAAGCTGCAAAAAGGATACTGGAAGCGAAAGATGATATCAATCAACCAGTAGAAACTCAAGCAGTTGAAGATGTATCAGCAGAAATGCTAGATGCAGTAGAATCCAAAGGACTTGGAAAAGTTAGCATGGATAATTTTGGACAAGCAAGACCTGAAAGATCCGCGGATCAATTCTTAGGATGGATGGTTCTTGATCAAGAAGAATTACCATCTAAAGGTAAATTCTATCCAAGAGATTGTGTAATTAAAATCAGATCTGCTAGAGCTTCTGAAATTAGACACTTCTCAACAATGGATGAGAACAACTATATTGATATGGAAGAAAAACTTAACCATATCGTAGAAATGTGTACACAGATTACATTAGGAGATAAAAGAATGTCTTACAAAGATATTTTAGAAGAAGACAGAATTGTTCTTTTATTATCTATTAGAGATCTTACTTTCCCAGAACCAGAGAATAAATTAATTCTTAAGGGAAAAACTGAACACTCTAAACAAGCGGTTGACATCGAATTGGCCTCTAGGTATTTAGTTGCTACACAAGTACCAACAGAAATAGAAGGATATTATAGTTCTAAAGATAGAATGTAC